TACCATCATCTAGCCCTACGGTTATGCAGTTCCGCTGGGTCTCGTGCCTGCACCCTGCGCGACCGTGCGCAAAGGTGGTGACATCGTACCTCCCAGTGACAACTCCCCTACCTGCCGGAGACGGTGAGGTAGGGGCTTCTCGGTTCTTTGGACTCATTCAGCCCTCCCCGAAGGCGCTGCCCGCGCCTTGCGATGTTGATTGCCGCGTTGGTGTCGCGGTCCAGAACGAGCCCGCACGCGCAGGTATGTACCCGCACGCCGAGCCCCTTCTTGACCACGGCACCGCAACCGCTGCACTCCTGACTCGTCCCGCGTGGATCCACGGCCACCACTTCGCGTCCAGCCTTTTCAGCTTTGGCCCGAATGATGTTCGTGAACTGTGCCCACCCGGCATCATGCACCTGCTTGGCCAGAGCCATTTGCGCGAGGCCCTTGACGTTGAGATTCTCGACGGCGATGACATCGAACCTGCGAACCAGGTCGAGCGCCGTCTTGTGGTGAAAGTCGAGCCGCACACGACTGACCTTGTCGTGCCGCTTGGCGAGCTTTTGCGTGGCCTTGCGCCGTCGATGCGAGCCGCGCTTGCGCCGAGATACCACTCGCTGCGCTTTTCCAAGCGCTTGCTGTGCGGTCTCGTAGGGGCGTGGGTTGGGAACCAACTCGCCGTTACTGAGCGCGGCGAATGTCGTGATGCCAACATCCACCCCGATACTTGCGCCGGTATCTGGCAGCGGACTGGGCTGCACGCCGTCGCAGGCGAAAGCCACGTACCAATGGCCGTCTCCGGACAACGTGACCGAAGCCTGCTTGATTCTGCCCTCGACCGGGCGGTGCAGCTTGAGCTTGACGTTGCCGACACCAGCGAGCTTGACCCGCTTACCTCCGGCAGCAAGTCGCACGCCATTGTTGTGGCTGGCGTCTTTGAACGTGAAAGTCCGGTAGCGGTCGCGACCCTTGAAGCGCGGGAAGCCTGGCTTCTCGCCGGCCTTGCAACGACGGAAGAACGCGCTGAAAGCTCGGTCGAGTCGAGTGATCGCGTCCTGCAAGAGATGTGTGTGGATCTTCCCGTACTCTGGCCGGACTTCGCGAATTCCGGCAAGCTCCCGCATTTGGCTGTACGCCGAGACCGTCTCGCCCGTGCGTCGGTACACGTCGCTCCGATGCTGAAGGGCGGCGTTGTAGAGTTCGCGCAGGAGCCAGATCGTTCCGAGCATCGCGAGATGCTGTGTCCGACTCGGGTACAGGCGATAGCGGTAGACGCGAACCATCCCAACATGGTACTCAGTTCGGTATGCCAAAGCAAGCGATTCATCGCAATTTCAACGCTGTCTTTCGTCTTGTCTATCACTTGGTGTTGGTCTCAAAGTACAGGCGGCGCGTTTTCGACGCCCTCATGCTCGACCGATGCAAAGACATCCTCGCCACCCTTTGCGCATCCTCGGGCGGCGCTTTGCTCGAATGCTCGGGCGAGGCGGACCACGTCCACGCCCTCATCGACATGCCGCCTAGAGTCCGTCCGTCCGACCTCATAAACGTGCTCAAGACGGTATCCTCGCGCCTCTTGCGCAAGGAGTTCCCCGCGCTGCGAACCGCCTACCGGGGGAAAGCTGTCCTCTGGTCTCCAAGCTACTGCCTCATCTCAGCTGGCGGTGCGCCTATCGAGATCCTTCGCCAGTACGTGGAGAACCAGACCAGACCGGATTGATAGTGCTCCCAGAACCCCCGCCTGCCGGGCCGAGGCGGGGGCTTGCCCGATCTGGGTCACGATTCTTTCTTGCATCTTCCGCGCGTTCGTGTACCGTAAAAGACATGCGAGACTCGAAACACTTGATCCGTCGAAGGATGCCGCACGCACTCCCCACGAGTCTCGCAGCTTTGGGTAGATCGTGCGGGCGGCGTCCTTGGGCGGGTGAGGGCTCACCATGAAAACTGCGATGCTTGTTTTGTTCCTTGGCCTGGTCGGTGGATGCGATGGTGCTGGCGGGTTCGGCGAGGCGCCGGGCGCGGATGCAGGAAGCGATGCGGGAGGCCCCACCAACATCATAGGCAGGTGTCACCAAGACCCGCCTGCCTGCCCCTCTGGCCAGGTCGTGCTTGAGGGTCCCAATGAGTGTGAGCTTGGCTGTGGGGCGGTCGACGAAAGGTGATGCCATGCTAAACGCCATCGCACTCGCAGCGCTACTTGCCCAGCCCCCCTCCGCCACGGCGAAGCCGCCACTGCTTCCCAGCCTCGAACTCGCGCGCCCCGCGTGGGCCTTCGAGCCGATGCCGTGGATTCCAGACGAGCCCGAGTTTCCGTTCGGTGTCGCGTTCGCAGACTTTATCGATGACGTTCGATCTGAGTCGCTCATGTCCACGGTGACGCCATTCGCGGTTGAAGATGCCGCGCAGCCGTTCGCGGGGGAGGAGTAGGTGATGTTATTGAAAAACTTCAACGACCAGATTGCTCAAATTGGCTGGGACTGTGCAGGTTGAGCCGGCGATAGCCCTTAACTGCGCGGCTATGGTGTGGCTACCGGCAGCCACGGTGGTAGAAGCCACGTTGAACATAGGAGCATAGCCAGCCCCAACTGCTGCGAACCTATTTTCAGGCCCCATGGGCGCCGCAGGCACGGAGTCATATAGGCGCATATAGCAAGTAGTGACACCACTGGCTCCAACTGTAAACATAGCATGCGCCACAACGGTAGCTGTTGCCGTGGGAGAAATTACCGTCGACGCGACTGTGGTCCAGTTTCCAAATGTATCTGTTGGGGCGTCTATGCCATTGGAACCACTGCTGGCTGCCAACAACCTACCGTTCACCCATGAATTGAGCGACCCGCTGCCGTCGCTGACGGGGATGACTGACGGGGTGGGCGTGTTGTTCGCTTCCACCGTCGAGGCGATCACCTTCGAGCCTGTGAAGTACGCAAGTCCTCCCGTGGTTCCGCTGCCGGTGATGTCGTTGGTGATCCAACTGTTCAGGGTTCCGCTGCCATCGGCGACGGGAACGACGTTCGGCGTTGGGGTGGGGGTGAGATTCGCCGTCGAGCCGAGGGTGTTGGACGATGACCAATAAGCCAGCCCGCCGGTCGTGCCGCTTCCATGCGGCGGCGTGTAGCCGAGCGCGTTCGTGACGTCGGTTGAGTTGATGTTCGTCGCACCTGTAGCAAAGCCGGATGCGGCCAGCGTCACCTTGCTGTAGGTCCCAGGGACGACCCAGCTTCCCCTGGCCGTATCCAAGTCGCCCGAGTTGAGGCTGCTCGCCGCCGTCATGAGACCGTTCTCAAAGTTTCCGGCAGTGACGTGCGTGCCGCTTACCCCTGTCCCCGCCACGGGCGTGAAGCCGAGCGCACCCGTGATCTGTCCGCTGTTGATCTGTGAGAGAGGGTGGACGTGGTCAGCGCGCGCGGCGGTGCTGCCGACTCCGACGGTGCCCGCGCCGCCGTAGGTCTCCGCCGTCGGGGTGCTGACCGATAGCGAGACGCCCGCGGCAGGCGTCTGCCAAGTCGCGTGCGTGGCGTCGGTGGTCATGAGCACCTGGCTGGCCCCGCTGGGAGCGGTCGAGCTGATCGCGACGTTTGAGCCCGCGGCGACGAAGGCGTTGGCCGGCGCTCCGGTGATCCAGTTGTTCAAATTCGACGCCGTCGACACGGGGATGACGCCGCTCGCTGGCGTGGTCTGGCCGATGTCGGTCTGTGACACCGTTTGCGTTCCGGTCCAAGTCTTCGTCGAGTTCGGGAATACCGCGACGGTTGCAACTCCTGTCCCCGTGCTGGTGACGGTGTTGGATATGCCAGTGATGGCAGCGATGCTGGTGTTGGTGGTGGTCGCGGTCGCGGTGCTGGTGCCCGTGCCGGAGCGGTAGACGTAGACGATACCGCCTTGGCCGGTGAGGGTCTGGCTTGCGGGGACGGCGCCGACGTCGGCCGCGGTGATGGCCACGTTGGTGCTGGTAAGGGTTTTGCCGGCGATGACCTGGCTGGTGGGGACGTCGCCCGAGACGTGGGTGACGGTGCCGTTCATTGGCGTGAAAGGCGCGTTTCCGACCGCGTTTGAGCCGGTGAACGCCGCCCACTGGCCCGATGTCCCGCTGACCGCTGCGTTCGCTGCCGTGGTCCCGGCTCCTACCGGGTCGGCGCCAACATCGCTCGCGGTGCAAACAACATCGGCGTCGAGTCCGTGGCCGCACACGAAACGATCACCTGGCAACCACGCGGGGTCTATGGTGGCGGGTGTGGTGCGGGACTTGACGACTTTGTTCGCCGCTGGCGTCGCCGTGATGTTGTTCGCACTCACGTCTCCGTTCACGTCGAGCGTGGTTGCGGGATTAGTTTTGTTGATGCCGATGTTGCCATTGTCGTAGGCAGTCGAATTGGTCAGCGACGTGACGGTGACTGTAATGGTAGCCGTCCCTGTCGTGGTGCTGGTCTGCGTGTAGGTGGTCCACTTGGCCATAAAATTGGCGTTGCCCGTGCCGGTCGCGGTGCTGGTGCTTGTCGCCGACGACGGCGGAATCCAGGATGGGTCGATCTTGCCTGTACCGTCTGCAAGTGGGCATCCGCCGGGGGTTGCGGACGTGGTGCAGGGGAGCCAGCCGATTGCGATATGGTGGTTAGTGTCAGCCTGGGGGATGAAGCTCGCCGTGGGGGTGGCGTTGATGTTGTTGGCAAACACGTTTGCGCTCCCATCGAATCCGGCCGTGCCGGACGCGCCTACACGAAGAAGGTAGGCGCCGCAAGTCGTGTTCCCGATGTCAATCTCTCCAGCTTGGCAGATAGCGAATCTGCCGGTCTCCGCAACTGTAGTGAAATACGTCCCTATCGGGGCTGTCGAAAAAATGATGTTGCCGTTCGTTACGCCAATCTTCGCCGCGAAACCATAGGACCCGTAAACGCCAAATCTGTCATTGAACCCGATCACATTGGATCCGATTGAAAGAGGACTGGTCCCAGCCGTGATCACTCTGTTAAGAAGTAGCTGCCCGAAGCTGTCAAACTGCGCTTGTCCAGATGAACCTAGCGAAAACATCCCCGGCGCCGCGCTCGCGTTTCCAATGCTGATATTCATCTCGGTTGTGGTGCTGGAGCCCGTACCGATACCCGTCGCCGTGACCGTCTTGGTGCCGGTGCCCGTGGCTGTCGCGGACGCGGTTCCTGACACCGTCTGCGTTCCCGTGAGCGTGCCGGTCCCCGCGCATGTCCCTGTTCCCGTGGCCGTCGCTGTGATCGTGTAGGTGCCGGTTGCCGTCGACGAGCCCGTGGCCGTGGTTGTGATGGTGCCAAGTCCGGTGATGCTGCCGGGGAGGAAGTATTGCGGGGGCGGGATGATGTCCGTCGTGGACCACGTCCCGGTCGCGCAAGAGTTCATCGTCACTGTCTGACCAGATGGGGTGACCATCGTGTAGCCGCGCGCCGACTCGATGCACCTGGTCTGCCCGGTTGGGTGGGCGGCGTTGACCGTCGTGGCGTCCTTCTGGGCCGCGCCCGCGTAGCCTGCCCCGTCGGTTCCCTGGACGGTGGTCACGGCCCACGCAGCGGGCGGCAGCGCCAGCGAGGCGATGAACAGGCCGAGAAGGATTGCGCGTGTGCGTCTCATGCGAGCCTCCAGAGTGCAGCGATGCCGGCCATGGCGGCGACGAACGCGCCGGCAAGAATGGCGGCGTCAACGTAGATGTCTTTGCGTAGGGTCAAGAAGTCACCGCCTTGATAACCACGAATTGCAAGACAGGCGCCTCACTCGCCGATGTCGACGCCGAGTTGTTGCGGATGGTGACGGTGAACGAACCAGATGCCGGCGTGACCGCGATGGTGTAGAGCCCAAGCGTTCCACCGCTGGCGTGTTGGACGACTACCAGGTCAGTTGCCGCGACGAAGGTATTTGTCACGACGAACGCCTGCGACGTGACTGCCGCCAACGTGGTGGTGAACAAGGTAATTTGCCCGCAGAGCTTCGAGAGCGTGACGCCCGTGGTGCGGCTTGTCCCCTGGGTGACGGTGCCGCCTGCGCCAGTGCTGTACCCGTGGCCGCCACCGCTCGAAAGAATGGCCCCGGTCACGGTGAGTGATGTCCCGGTGGCAGCGCCGATTGCGGGCGTCGTAAACGCGGGACTGGTCATCGTCTGAACGCCGGTGAAGGTGTTGGCCGCATCGGTGCGCGCCACCGTGAAATTGGCATCTGGGACAGTGATGGTCCTCGCTGCCGTTGGCCCCGAGATGGTCAGCGCCTGCGTGATGGTCGGGACAGTAGTGGCCGAATCCGGGAGGGTGATCGTCCTTGCGGCGGTTGGCCCGGAAAAGGTGAGTTGCTGGGTCGCAGCGGGCACCGTCGTATTGGAATCCGGCAAAGTTACCGTGCGCGCAGCGGTCGGACCCGAGAAGGTAATCGTTTGCGCCGCCTGCGGGACATTGGTGCTTGAGCCGGGGAACGTGATCGTCGTGCCGTCGGTCCCGGCCAGCGTGAGCGAGTTCGAGACGTTCAAAACCTTTCCGCTCGCCGGATTCGGGTTGTAGGCGTCTACGTCCCACGTCCCTGCGGCGACTGATTTTGTCATCATGACAACGCGCCCACCCGCGCCCGGCCCGAAAATGTAGAGAATTGCGCCGCCGTTTGCCTGCAATGTGAGCGCACCCGTGCCCGACGTGGCGTTGTCGAACTCATATTCTGTGTCGGCGAAGGGCAATGTTGTTGCGTCAGGAAGAACGACGGTTTGAACGGACGACGATGAGCCGGTGAATACCTGTAACCGAGTGCTCGCGCTCGTGAGGGTCGTGGTGGTCCCAGTCATCGCCGTCGTGGTGAATCCGCGAGGCTGCACACTCAGAAGCGTCTGGGTCTGCGCCACCGTGAGGGCGAGCGGGGCTGCCGGGCTGCCGGTGTTGTTGCCTTGGATCGAGTTGGCCGCAAGGTTGGCTTGTTTGGCCAGCGTGACAGAGGATGCCTGGATCGTGTACGCGCCAGTGGATGAGACGAACACGTCACCGCTTGCCGCCACCGAGGCGTAAGCCGTTCCGCCAGCGTTGCCCACGAGCAGGTTGCCCGCAGCCGGAACAGTGTTGGGGACGATGCTCGCCAAGGTCTGGGCCGCGTTGGTCACGCTCCCCAAGCTCACGTCCGAGGCCGTCACCGTGACGTTGCTCGAAAGCGCGTGGCCGTTGACCGTGGTCGAGGTCGCCACGTCGCCGGTCAAGTGCGTTGTCGACGTCGGTATGTACGGTCCGCCAGGTAGGTCACCGGACACCGCAATGCTAGGCGCTCCGGTCCCAGTGGTGTTCTTGAGCAGTCCTGTGCCGAGACCCGCAAGTGAGGTGCCGTTGATCTTGGTGACGGTCGTGGACAGCGCGCCAGTGCTCCCCGTGGCCGTCACGTCGCCAGTACATGAGATCGTCTGGTCGCCAGTATTCGCGCCTGAAAGCGTCGTGATCCCGAGCTTCGTCTTGATCGTCGAAAGCGTTTCGTCTCCCGTATTCGACCCGCTCACACCGTCGACCTTCGTCTTGTCCGCGCCAGACATGAGCCCGGACGCTCCGGCCGCCACGACGTTTGCGATGGGGTCGCTGCCCGTCGACACGTGCGTCGAGGCGTGCGCCGTTGGGGTGCGAGAGTCGCTGAGCCGCGAGTCGTTGCCAATGGTGACGGTGCTGGAAGTGCTGCCGGTGGGCAGATAGGTGATCGCCACCTTCCCCGTGCTGTCCAGGGGGCAGAACATCGACCATCCGCTGAGGGCGGGACCGGACAGCCCGACGACCGCGAGGGCCAAAACTACGAGAGCAAGAATCCGTTTTCTCATCATACTGCACCTTTCAAAATCCACTGTGTGCCACCAGGGCCAAGCTGCCACGTGAGCTGTGCTCCGGCCGGAGCGGTGAGGTCACCGTTGGCCATCGAAAACGGAACCACCGGGGAGACGACAGAGCCCCCATTGCGCACGATGCGCCCAGAAGCCAGCGCCAGATAGAAGATGTCACCCGGTTGCAGGCTGCCCGGCGACATGCCGAGAAAGTCCTCGGCGCCCGTGGCTTTGAGGCAAAAGTACCCGGACGGGATGGTAAGCGATCCCGTTACCGTCGCCGTGTCCGGGCCGAATGGCGTGTGAGGAATAGCAGCGCCTCCTGGCGACTTGGCCGCACCGTTCTGCGCTTTGATCACAAAGACGCCGGCTGCCTGGTCGTACTCCAGCACGTCCCCCACGTCGAGGGTGAATGACAGCACGGCGATGGAGTTGACCACTAGCGACCACGTGATCTGTCCCGCTGTCGTGTTTTGCAGTCGGTAGGCAAGCATTCGGCGAGTGGTCCCGGGCGCGGGCGCAGACATCACCGTCACGGGGGATGCGCCGTTTAGCTGCGTGGGTGCTATCGAGGCATCACCCGTCACGCCACCTGCGACGGTAGAATCGACGTAGCTGCCCCAGAAGTAGGGGTTCGCCGACGGGGTTCCGCCGAGCTTCGCTTGTAGGGTGTCTGTCGATTGGATCGAGATCATGTGGTCACCCCAGCAGCAAAGAGATATATCGGACCATGGCGGGATTGGCGCCGCCGCCCATTGGAATGTCGCCCGGACCGAGCAAAGAGTTGCCCCCCACGGTTTTGATGTTCGTCCCGCTGACAAGAGTCGCTTGCTTGGCCGCCAGCGCTGACGCAAGGTCGGTCTGCGCCGAGAGCGTGCCCGTGATGCTGCCCCATGCAGCGGAGACACCGCCCGAGCTTGCACCCGCGCTGCCCGTGCCGATGACGATGCTCAGCCCCTGGACAAAGAACACGTGCGCGGCGTCGCTCGATGCGATGGCCAACTTAACCGGCAGCTTTCCGCCTGGGTTCGTGACGCTCGCCTGAAGCAAAATCTGCGTGTAGGCGCCCGTCCCCGTGTAGGTCATGGTCGCGGCGGTCGTGCCGTCGGGGTTGTCCTTGGTGCCGCCGACCATCACAGCTATCGTCCCGGTGGTACCAACGTCGGCCTTCGCCCAACCGTTCAGCTCGACGGGGATGGAGCCGGTGGGCAGGTTGTCGAAGTCGCCTACCGTCTGCGCGGCCGCTGGGACCACGGGCGTCGTGCTCAGGGTCGGATAGGTGTCGACCAGGGGGACGACGATGGATCCACTCGGGGTGATACCGGCCATCGCGAGCGCGAAGGGGCACTTGATCCACGTGGCGTGCGACGGGTCGCTATAGCGCAGAAAAATCGTGACCGGCGTCGGCGAGGTCGTGCTCAACACCGGAATCGCGACGAGCTTTGACGTTGGTCCGAAAGGGATGTCGGCCGCTTGATTGTACTGCGGGGCCATCGGGACAGCAGACATGGTGAGCGGCGGGGAGACAATCTCGAATAGGTCAGTCCCTACGCCTTCGTCGTCCTTCAAAATCTTCCACTTGAACACCGTTACGCCTGTCGAATCGTCGTCGACGTAGACCTCGGGCAGATTCGCAGTCCAAAGTCCAGCCGGCAGCGAGCTGAGTCCAGGCGTACCCGCCAAGGTGATGAAGCTCTGCGGCCCCTCGGCATCGCCAGATAAGTATGTCCACGACATATCGAGCGTCTCGTTGCTGGCGCCTTCGCTGGTGAGCTGCGGGCCGGTCAGAAGCTCGAACTTGTCGGTCGGGGTGTAGCTCGACGAAACCGAGAACGTCAGCGCGGTGGTGTCGACCACGATTGGATCCGCCGTGGTCAGGGTGAAGAAATCGCCGTTGTGCTCGGCATTGCTGGGTCCATCGATTTGCACAGTCATGCCGCCGCAGATGGTCGCTGGGGTATTGGCATCGGGTGCGCGCTGGATGATCGCCGGGTGGGTTAGGTCGCCAGGATTGACCACCACATAGATGCCGTATGCCTGCGGCTCGTCGGGACCGAATGGTGTAGAACTCCATGCGAGCAGACGATCTCCAGCAGCGGCCATGATGTCGTCACCACCCGTCTTGCTGATCAGTAGGTGCGAATAGAGAGTGCTCTCTCCGACGACAAATCCATTCATCTGCCAGGTATAGAGCGCACCAGGCGAACGTGACCAGGTGAGGTCGAATCCCACCCCTTCGCCGTGTTGCAGAAGTCCTCGACAACTCGTGCGCAGCTTCGCGTCTGGCACCTTCGCCGTGTAGAGAGTCGAGGCGACGGTCGGCGAAGACGCTGCCCCAACAACCAGGTTCGTGATGTTGGTAATCAGCGTTTCGTTGTTGGTGATCGAAGTGATGAACGTCGGGTCGCTGACGATGGCTGCAACATCGGCGGGCCAAATTTTTGACCAGTCGAGCGGCCCGTAGTCGACCTTGATCCATATCGCCACGGGTAAGTCGGTGAGTGGGTCGATTTGAAGACTAACCGTGTCCGGTGGATACGGAACAGAAATGTCGTCTAGGTAATACGGATTCACCGAAGGATCGAAGGTAATTTTTATCCACTTGTGCTCATAGTACAGGTCGAGAATGTTCCCGACCGCGCGCCAAATGGGTACACCGTTCGCCAATGCCGTGGTAATCGACGTCGCTATGATGTCGCCGGCCAGTTCTCCATGTGTACTTGGGTCGGTCACTCCCATTGTCGCCTTAGTATCCGAGCAGCCTCACATATGCGGTGGCATTCGGCCCCGATGCCCCAGCACAATGGATGCGTACCAAATTGTTCCCAAGTTTCTCCGCCCAAGCTCCAACGCCGGGAGCTACTGCGCTGGTTGCCTGCACATTCTGGATTCCAGATCCAAACGCTATGGGCGCTGACAGCGTTACGTCCACATATCCCGGAGCAATGGGAATGTTTGTAAGCGTGAACGCCAGGTCGCGCACTATAGTCGAGTATCCTAAACGCACATCAAGCACGTCAGCCACGTTCCCGGCTGTCAGACTAATTCCAGTTGAGGAATAGAAAACGGTCATGTTCGGATTACCCTGTATCAAGTTAACCACGTCAGAATCAAGGTGCGCCCAATGCGACCAATAGGTCGGCGATGCGTGGGGCTCATGTGGGCTAGCATGGCCGTTGGCCAGGATGCAAACGTAGCTGTCCCCATCGGACGGTGCGAAAACTACGTCATTGACGACATAGTCCACGTCTGACCGATACGCGGGGATGCCGCTTCCCCACGCCGCCCATTTAGTGGGTGAATTCCCTGGGCTGTTGGAGCCTGACCCGTCACCGATGGACGCCACCACGCACACGAACGTCCTGCCCACGCCGCCACCCCACTGCACGCGGTCACCGACCGAGTATGTCTCGTTGGGGTCGTAGTCAGTAAGCCCACGCGCGGAAAGATAGCGCCCAACCGCATCGCACTTGTTGAGGATCCAATTCATCCAAGAGAATGGTGGACATGCACTCGCGGCGGTCCATCCGGTATCTTTTAGGCCACCTGGATCGGCTATACCTGTATCTCCGGCGGGCGCAGCGTTTGCCCAGATGTCAGAAAGGGTCGGCTTTGCGATGCTCATATCAGAAGCTCCTTGCCCAATGGCCTGTGCCTGAAAGGTGGGACGAATTGAAACCAAGCGCGCCCGTGAACAATGCGACGCCTGGATTTGAAGAAGAAGAGAACCCAAAGCACCCGGCGTTTTGCCAGTAGGTCAGCAGTGCAACGCCAGAAGGACGCGGCATGATTCCGCCCTTGAGCTGGCGTTGCCCCGATGGGATCGCGAAGATGCCCGCTTCCCAGTCGTTTACCGCGCGCCCGATGGCTACGAGGGTGGTCATAAATCCGATCTCGCCAATCTTCACGGCGCTAGCTGAGGTCAGGTCAGGCATGATGATTTGGATCGACTGGAGAAGCTGCGGGACGGTTCCGCCCTTCACGAAGTTGCGGAAAATCTTGGCATTGATGAGCTTCAGATATTGCGCATCCGTGAGCGTCTGGGGCGACGTGGTGAGCCCTGCCCCCGGTACCACATTGGTAACTCCGACGATGCGCCCAATGGTGGCGAGCTGCCCCGTTGTTCCGCCCTGCGCCCCGTGCGTGTTCACGGGGTACGTGACGCCGCCGTCTGGCGTGTAGCTCGTATCATCAAGTGGGTTCAAGTATCGCTGGATGCGTTGGAAAAGCAATTCCAGATCGTTGGCCATGCCTCCCACGCCGACGATGAGCGTTTGCAAGGATGGGCTCTTCGCGTACTGCGCGCACAGCCGCCCGAGTCCCTGCGTGAGCGGGTTCCCTGCTTGGCCGATGTACTCTTGTACGGGACTGGACATCCTAGCTCCCGTTCACCGTGACGGTCGAGATGGTGACGAATGAGCCAAATGGCACGGGCAGGCTATTGGGCGAAGTCGTCCAGGTTGATCCAGCGTTCGCGCTAAACTCCATGTCGACGAAGTCGAATCCAGGAACGACGCCAAGGAACGACGAAAGCACGTCGGTCCAGGAAAGCGTTCCTTTGTCGTCTCCGCTGATCGGAATGTTAGGCCGACCCGTGCTGATATTGGATCCGCTCGCCCAGTTGGCAATCGCCTGCTTGATTTGGGTCGCGCCATCGGTCGGGAAGTTCATGCGCTGGTTGATATTGATCCGGATCAAGACCGGCATCGCAGTCGCCACGTCGTACTGAATCAGGTGTGAGTTGCCCACCTTGTCCAGTGGGTACTTCGATGTCCCGCCCTGCGTGTTGCACCCGTTCCCCTTCAAGGAAAAGATCGTATTTGCGATTGGGTCCGTACTTGATCCAGTCAGAGATGGATCGGCGCTGCCACCTGGCACCACCTCAACGATGGCCCGCACGGTGTTCGCGTTGATGGTGTTTGTCCCCACCATGTACGCCGAGGGGAGGTTGTTTTCCCACACGACCGCATCGATTACGGCCGCGGAGCCGTTCGGCTGCTTCAGCGCTTTCAAGGCCGCTTGGATTCCGTCGGCCATGCCCTGCGATGCGATGACGGTGGCCTGCTGTCGTCGCACGCGAAGATTCGGATCCGCCTCTGCGATGGCACCGGGAACGCCTACCGTGTTGGTCACAGAAGCGATCCCCGCGGTGATGGTCACGATCTGAGTCAGCACGCCAGCTCGGGGAGGGCCTCCGCTCGCGAGCGGCCCAATGGTTGTACAAATGAGCGTACCAAGGACAGTGCCGCCACCGCCGATGGTGTACTGCGCGTTGGGAGACTGGGGCGGCATCCATGAGGTTTGGTCGTCGGTACTCTTGACCGCGAACGTGTAGGGCACAACCGTGCCAGGCGTCCCGGTGAACGTGACCGGCGCCGAAGGGTAGCTCTGGCCGTTCTTCGTGATGCCCGTCAGGTAGGCAAGATTCGCGAGCATGTTCCCGGTGGCGCCGTTTGGGTTCGCCAGGTTTAGCGTATCTCCAGCGATGCCATTCAGGTCATCGAATATCTCGGCCAAAGAACCGATCACGTTGCCATCGGCTGACCGTGGGTCGACGTCAGCGTCTGCGCCAAAGGCGCTCTGCCAGATGGTGTTTAGTGCGCTCACCACGTTGGCCAGAGAGGTTTTGACAAAGCCCGATGCGGTCAGTTGCGAGTTGAACAGCGACATTATGGCAAGGCTCCCGCGACGCTGAATGCGCCACCGTTCTCTGTCACGCCGCTTGCGGTGCAAGTCGCCGCGCGCGAGGTGTGGTTGAAGTTCAGCGAAAAAGCAGTCAGCGAGTTGACTCCAGGCACGCTCAAGATTGCCGCCTTGATGAGCGCTTCCGCGCGCGCAAGGTCAGCGGGGAACACCCCCATGATGGGTGTCGTGGTTGAATTGGGCTGCGCGTACCAGGGTATTCCGCGGGTCACGTCGAGGAACCACTCGCCAAGGATTAGCTGAAGCTCGCACGAAACGGATTGCTCAATCGCCGGGTCGCCGGTAAGGTAGCTGTTGAGGCCGTGTCCGCCCGCAACGTCCCAATATGCCCCCGCGCCCGATCCAACCTTGATGAGATTGCGGCACTTCATGTCGCCCCCGCCAGTACTCGCAGGGAGGGAGAGACGCCGCCCCCGAATGAGCCGTGCGTCGTGCCAAGGATGGGACAGGGGTGCGCGCCGAGAAGCACGCCGTTCAGCTGCGACGTTGCGCCAGGCTGAGCGTTGAGCTTGATCATCCCCGTGGCCGAGCTGGCAGTGATGTCACCAGCGCTCGACTGCACGGTGATATTCTGCGAGCCGTCGATCTGAATCGACGCCTGCCCATCCAGCGAGCGCAGCTCGACGGCCGAAGCATTCAGCCCCGGCGAAACCTTCGCGATGCCTGGATTACTGGAGAACCCTACGAAGGCGAAGGCGTCGGAAAGGTCGTGTGTGCGAAGCTCCGAGGGAAGCTGGCTGCCGCCGTTCTTCCACCAGAAGTCAATCGCGCGCTCCGAGAACACGAGCAGGCATTCGTCTCCTGCAGTCACGGGAAACGACAGCACAAAGCCACCCCCACGCGGGAAGAACACCGGCACGTCGACCAGCTTGGGAATGTCAACCGCGCCCTGGCCGCGAAAGAGCTTCTGGATTCCCGGCTGCACCTGTACCGTCTGCGTGCCAGGGTCGTAGCTTGTCACCGTGCCCGGCATGCTGGTGTGCAGGTTCAGCCGCTGCGCTTCCAGGGCGGCATTGAGCGCGGCTTCGTCGTCGTCGCAGGCGGCGTCGAGTTCTTGAAGCTGTTGAGTGAGATCGTCGCTCATGTCAAAAATCTCGGTTCATTGCCGCACTTTCGGACAGTCGACCCGTTGAAACAAGTTCTCGGATTTCCTTCTCACTGGCAACTGCACTCACGGCTCCCTGTCGCGCCGCCCACCTGATAGACGCAGCCCGCGATTCTGGAATATGGGATGGCGCCTCTTCACCTTTCTCTGCCTTGTTTTGAGTAGGCGAAGCGGTTGCGCCAGGCGGCGTTGGTTGCGCCTCCTTGGTTTCACAGGACCTCGCGTGCCTTATGCGTTGCAAATTGTTGCTCACGAATGCATTGCAGCTTTTGCATCGTAGGGTTGACGAACCATGCCCATGATCTACAAGTTCAACTCCGGCGTTTGCTCCCGAATGCTCTACGCCCGCTCCCCCGCCGCCCTCCCCGAACTTTCCGTCAGCATCGCGAGGCTGGTCAGGATTGAACCCGTCAACGATGCGCCTGGCACCCTTGACGCCATCCCTCGCTAGCCGTTTGTAAAAGTTCAGATCCATGGTCATCCTCACATCATCAGATCATCATCCGGGGTCGAAGACATCGGAACCCCGGCCTTGGAAGGAATCGGCGAATCGAGCGCCACGCACATACATTCACAGTACCAGTCCGGCCCGCGGGTGTCACCAACCAGCTTGACCGCGTAGACCTTGTAGACGCCGTCAGGGTCGAGCCGAACCGGCATCTTGGGGCCTTTTAGCTTGTGTTTCTGGCCCTCGATGCTTGCCTTGAGGTGCTTCTGCTTGACGTCGTTGTTCTGTAGCCAGAGCTTGCACCCTGGGATAATGCGCGGGTCGAGCATGCACTTGATCTTGATGCCCTTGTTGTTCACCTCGGGGGCGCCGAGAAGCCCGGTTTCAGAGCTGATCGCGATGGCCACGCCGGGCAGTACGGAATCGACCGGGACCAACACCATCGAACCGTTTTGGATCGACCAGTGGCCGTCGCTGTCCTTGGCGATCTTGTCCATCACGTCGCGTGCGTTCCCCGAGTAGGTGCGCCCGCGAAGCCGCTTCGTCTTGAGCTTCTTGCCGGCGACGCGCCCCATGGTGGTTGCCCGCATGCTGGTTGTCAGGCTTCGGATCGTATCTTCGTCGTCATGGCCAGCCGTCAAAGTGAAGTTCACGAGGGCGCCGCGGAAGTCCTTGTCGCCATCGCCCGCGTTGATCTCGCTGATGTGGTCGTTCTCCTCGCGGTAGAAGTGGGTGAAGCGGATGTTACCGCGAAAAAAGGTGCGCACCTGACCGCGATAGCCGCCCTGGAGAATGACGTCGTTGAACTCGCGATCGATCTGACGCTCGTGGGTTTGGTTGAGGTTGTAGACCTTGATCAGTGCCTGGTTTGGCGTGCGATAGATCGTCTTGGTGATCTCGAAGGTGATACGCAACCCCGGGGAGTTGTCCTTCGGCATGGCGTCGATGAGCAGACCCGTAGCCGGCGAGACGTCCCCGTTTCCGTCCTTGCCCACGAGAAGTTGCAAGGACCGGAGAAACTTCGGGCCATCGTTCTTGAGGACGTACATATTCGGCCCCCACTGCGTGCTCATGGCGACGGCACACTTTCACCAGGCGCGAGGTAGACAACGACCACGCGCGTCCCCAGGTCATCGTTGAACGCGCCCACCGGGTCGGCATCGAGCATCTGGTACGCCGGGATAGTCAACTGGGACGTCGAGATGGCTGGACCAATCCAAGACAATGGCGTCGATGGATCGTTGCTTACGGGGCCAAGCACCCACGCGGGCGAGGCCGCCAAGTCGACCGCGAACAGACTCCCGATGTTGAGCCCGAACGGAGCCAGCATGTCGCAGCCGAGCAGGATAGGCACGCCGGCAACTAGCACTTCCTCGGTTGCCTTGAGCGATAGGTCGAACGACCACACGCCGTTGCGGTCGTTGTAGTTCGCCGCGAAGCCGTACTCGGTGCCGTTCAGGGTGCAACTGAAAGTCTGCCAAGGGTCGGAGGTGAATGGGATTACCTGTGGCATCACAGCCCCACAATCTGCGCCATGATCGACGTCGGCTTGGCCTGTTGGCTCGATATCTCTTCGGCTTCCTTTTTCCCATCACCTGCCGGCGGCGCCGCTTGCCGCTTCGTCTTCTTCGGCCCGCGCGGCGGGTAGACCACCAGCGACGTGGTGGCGAACTGCACCGGGATGAGCTGGATTGTCGCCCGCAAGATGCCCGCGCTGTCCTTCTTTTGCTCGGCCGAGCCGTCGGCGAACATCATGTTCTGATAGAGCCTCAGGCCGGTCTGGACATCGAACACCACGAAGCTCGCTGCCTTGTCTAGAATCGCCTGCCAGGCCACCACAGAACGTTTGGTGCTCTGCCCGCTGGTCCAGGTCTGGCCGTGCAAGGGAAGCCCGGTCGCCGTGTCGACGAACGGGGTATCGCTGACGGTGATCTCCAATTCAAGCGGCACCTGTGCCACATAGGCGTGGTCCGCCAGGCTTTGGCCTGTCTCCACCGGGTTCTTGGTAATTTCCACGTGGAACTGATGCTTCTCGCGAATGACCGAGTCGAAGATCATCACGTCGGCGAGCCCGCTCACGGGGTCGGTGCCGAAGTCGAAGCGGCGAGGGATGATTGCGGTGGTTGCCATTAGTGCGCCCCGCCTTGGCCGTTGCGTGCCTTCACGCGCGCGGAATCGCGCCCTTGGGAAATGCCACGGGCTTCAAGCTTCGCGCTGAACTCGCGGAACAGCTTTTCCGAATCGTCCCGCCCAAGCTTTGAGCCGTCGATGTGGAAGTGGAGATCACCCATCGTGATGACGTTAGACGTGGCCGATCCGCGCATCCCGCCGAGGAACGGGGAAACAGATCCAAGCCCTGGCATCATGGCCGCCCCGGCGCCCACGTAGCGCCCATAGGCTGCGCGCTCCGCTGGACCCTGTGGCCCGCGCGCGTTCACTGGCCGATGGTCAGCATTGAAGGCAGCGTTGCGCGTAGCCGCGTGGTTCTCGTTCATGGACAGGTCGACGCCAAACAGTTTGGCCGCCCAGCGCAGGGGGGCGTCCAACTTGTTGACGAACCAAGCGACCTTGTCCGCGAGTGAATCCCAAGCTTCCTCGAACCACTGCATGAGCGGATTCCAAGCATCCTTGATGGCCATGGCAGCGATGACGATGCCGCCGATCGCGAAGGCAAAGACGCCGACCGGCCCACTCCCGAGGGAGAGCGCAAGGAACGCGGCGCCAAGCACGTCAAGCGCTACCACCATGACGTCGACCGCCTGGGGGAACTCCGTCAGCATCCATCCGGTGACGCTCACGCCTCCCTGATGGAATACCCACAGGTCCTCGGCCACCAGAATCAACAACCCGAGAACGCCAGCGGTGAGCACGCCTTGGATCGCCTTGAAGCCGGTCGCGAGAAGTTGCGCCGTCGCTGCCCCTTTCCCGAGCGCGCCCACCACGCCCATGATCTTTGTCCCCCACTCCATGAACATCATCCCGTACTTGTGCGCGTAGATGACGGCGAACACGGCCAGAATCTTGTCTAGGTTTCGCGCGAGCGCGCCCACGATCTCTACCACCTTGTTGATGGCGTCGCGCAACTTGGCGACGTTCTTCTCATTGCTCACCCACGCTGTGAACTTCTTCAGCAGGTCGTTGACGGTCGGGAAAAGTCCGACGGCGAGACGGTCGCGCAGACGCTGCACCGCCTGGCCGGCCTTTTTGAAACCTTCCTCGGTCTTGAGGGCGTTCTCATAGTCCTTGTCGCCGAAGGGATTGGCCTTTTGAGCCGCGCTGGCCATGCGTTCGAACTCGGCGCGCCCCTTGGCCAAGATGGGAACGATGGCCGGGTCGAATCCAAGGCGCGAGCCCAGCGCCATCTTCTGCGCGAGGCTGGGCAGCTTGGCCATCTTGTCGGCTACGTCGCCAAGGAGCTGGTTCATCGGCTTGACGTGGCCCTCGCTGTCCTTGACCTGGATGCCGAATCGCTTGAAGATCATCGCCCCGCGGCCCACGCCTTGCGCGGCCTGGCCGGCCATCATGGTCATCTGGCGAAGCCCGCCCTCCATGGCCTCCATAGATGAGCCATTCTCTGCCGCTACTCGCCCAAGCGCCGCGACCTCGCGGGCGTTGATGCCCATCTGCTCGCCGAACCGCTGGATGCCGCCCATCTTCTCGGCGGTGCCGCGCACCATGCGTTCGAGGCCGTAGACCGTGCCAGCGACGGCGGCGCCCACCGCGAGCATGCCGTGCTTTAACGTATCGGTGGTCTTGGCGTACTTCTCCAGCCCTTCGGGTTCAATCTTCCACCCTAAGCTGACAAAAAGCGCGTCGATTATTGTGGGCATTTTCCATCTCGCAAGTGAACGCGATGCTCGCGCAGCCTGACCTCGATGGCCATGGATTGCCCAACGTACCGATCTCCCGTCGCCAGGTTTCGGATTTGGTAGAGGCCAGATGTTCCTATTCTTGCCATGGTCTACGTCTGCGGCTTGTTCACCCTGTCGAAACGCCTCTGGTTCTCTTCCTCGATGTCCATCGCCTCGTGCATGTCGGCGAGGTCATCTATGGAGTACGTCCCATCTTGGAGTTCTCGCAGGGTGCAAAGCGGCGGGTTTCTCAAGATGGGCCTCCAGATTGCGCGGTCTATGTTGGCCGGTAGCGCCGGCTCGAATGCTATGGCGTCGTCGTCGGTGGGCTCGAACCCGAGGGGCTTACGGGAAAAAAACGGCTGTAGTTCACCTTCAACCCCTCGAAGAACACCTTCCACATGGTGGCCGGGTCGGAGTCTCCGAACACGGCGTCGATGGTGCGCGGCTCGATGTCGTTGCCCTCGCACGTGGTGTAGGCGAAGACGACTTCCATCAGCTTCAGAACCTGATCACCGTCGGAGCTTTGAATAATGCCGGTGACGATGGGCCCGAGCGCGTTGGCAATTGCGATGATATCCCTGGAAGCGAAGATCGCTTTCCACTTGTCCATGTCCTGGGTAAAGAGAAGCTGAATCTCTGGCCCAACCAGCTTGAGCAGTTGCACTTGCAACGGGACCGACTTGGTCGGCGGGATGCGGCCGAAAGCGTACTCTCGGCCGTCGATGCGTTTGATGGGCGCCGAGGCCACGGGTTACACCCCCAGCAATTCGGCGATGGCCGCGGGTGTGCCGGAGAAGGAAGGATCCCCGAGTTCGAGTTTTCCACCCTCAAAGAGTAGCGTCCACTCCGTCTCATTCTGCTTCCCGCCACGCTTGATCGGGGTGTGGTTCTCGATGCATCCGACGGTCGTGACGCCGAAGTCTTGCCGGCGGGCATCTTGAAACCCAATGGTGATTTGTCCGTTCTGCCCCGGCGTCTGCTGCCGGTTGAACATCTTGGACAAGATAGCGTTCATGGGCGAGAGCTGCGAGAACTTCCAGGTCACCTTGATCGAGTTGTCCGCGCTCGTGCTGATGCTCGCGAGCCCATCCACACCGATGTCCATCTCGACGCCGGGGGAGCGGCGCTCGAACTGGAACACGTCATCGCCCTTGCCCCACCCGGTCAGGGGAACGTTGTTGTAGCCGTACCCGCTGATGACGGTGGTGATTGTGCGCCAATCGAAATTCTTCATGGGTCAGCTCCTAGCGTTGGAAGATGATAGTGGGGGCGCAGTATTGGATCGCGCCTGCGCCGCAAACGAGAATGGTGATGGGGGGAGCCTGTCGCGCCGCCCTCTGTGCTGTGGTGAGTGATGACACTGGGGCCGCATAGACGTAGTAACCGCGGGGCAGAACGTCGAGCGTGTTGACGTTCCCGACGCCCTGGAAGGTCCAGATGCCAGGCGCACAGAGCCCGGCCGACTTGGCTTGCTCCATGACGGTCGTGATGGCGTTGACGAGCATCGCGGATCCGCTGTCCGTCTGGGGGATGCGGCTGCCGCTGGTCGCCGCCTGTTGCATGGCATTGAAGACGGCCACCTGGACGTTGCTTTGCAGCCAGTCGAGCGCGATACCCTCGTCCTCGAATCGACCGTCACACGCCTGCCCTCGCGCCAGCATGGCCGTGTTTCCGAAGGTGGCATAGACGTTGCCATTCCATCCTGGCGTCACGCCGTCGAAGGTGCCGGTGATGGTCGTGAGCTGCGATTGAGTCAGCGTCGAAGCAGACAGCGCCGCGAGCGACTGAAACATGAAGGTCTTCATGCTGTTCGGCGCGCCAAGGTTCATCGTCGAAGCGATGGCCATCACGCCAGCGTGCGCGGTGCCGTTCGCGTCCGATGCGGAATCAGAATAGATGCCACATGCGCGCGGGGTGGATACGCCGCCGACAACGCCGACGGTTCCGCTCAAGAAGGCCAGCAGGTTGACGGGAGGACTCGCGGGCGCGAGGCAGTCAGCTTCCTGCGTGACGAAGAAGAAACGCAGCCCGTTCGCCTGGCAGAACGCAGCGGCCAGCTTGACGTTCGCCGCGGTCGTGGCAGGCTCGCACGCCACCAGGTAGAAGTTCGGATCGTAGTTGAATGTCGCCGTCATGGCCGCCGTAATGCTGGCGTCCGCGCTCAGCCAGAGCCCGACCTTGATCGAAGCTGGAGCGGGAGACTGCGAGAAGTACGCGGCGACGAAGTTCTGCAAGGCCGTGTCGCTGCCGAAGTCGGTTGTGACCGCAGCGGCGCCCGTGTAGCTCGCCGTCCGCTGACCAGCGGCCCACGCGGCGGGCTTCGCGGCCTGCGCCGAAGTCAGAACGAGCCCGATGTTGAAGTTCTTCGCCGACTGTGGCGTCGCCGTCACTTGCAGCGTGACCGGGACGACGTTGTTTAGTGAGAGTGTGCTGGCCATGTTTGGTTTCCTTTGGTTGAGATCACGGCTGCGCTACCGTAAGGACTCGGATATCAGGCGCTGGCTGTCCCGGCGAGGCGAATTCCAGCGAGATGCCGACGTTCGCGAAGGTGTTGAGGATGAGGGTTTCGCTGTTGGGAATCGTGAAGGTAAAGTCGACCGAGCCGCGATCTTCGAAGTAGGCGCTATTCACCAATGCGGCCACGTTGCGCGCGGGAGAGTTGTCCTCGATGCCAAGGTTCATGGTGTCCATGAGATTGAGCATGTCTTCTTGGCCAAGACGAGACGCGAGCCGCGCCGCCTTGTCGAAAGCACCGAGGCCGAACGTAGCGAGTCCAGCTCCATCGGGATTCGGGTTCGCGTGGCGGAAAAACTGAATCGAAGTCGTGAACGTGTAGATGTTGTCGTTGGTCTCGACGGTCTGAGTAGTCGGCGTGGCCGTCGCCCAGTGGGTGTTGTCGGTAGCCGGACCGGCGCCGCCCGTTACCGCCATGATGCACAGGTAAGAGTTGGCGCCGACCGAGACGAGCGCGCCGTAGGCGTAGGCAAGTGTCACGTCCCACGCGGGATAGACCGCGGTCAGGTATGATTTGTTCCCGGTGCCGAAGTCCGAATAGCTCGACATGATCCGGACAGTCGCGTACTCGTCCTCGTCGCTTCCCGCTGGGCTCTTTTGGTCAGCGGGTCGGACGCTGTTGGGCGCCATGCCGTAGGCAGTGCGCACGAGGTAGCAGATCAGGAACTCGGCCGCGTCCTTGAAACTGTTGGCGACAAAGCTCATGGTGATCCCTCCGGGAGTAGTCGCTGCGCAAGTGCCTTGATCATGCCGTGCTTGTAGAAACCCTCGACATGCAGCACCTGGAAGGTGTGGCCCATGTCGTTGATCAACACGTCGCCGATGGTAGAAGACCCATCGCCAGCGCTCACGGGAACCGATGAGTAGAAGGCCCTGACGTCCGAAAGTCTGACGCCATCGGGGAGAAACTGCGCATCTTCGGTGTTGGCGGGCTGGATGATTCCCGCAACGGTCAAATCATCGTAGGACTGCTGGGCGATGCCTTCGCCCGAGTAGGTCGTGGTAGGCCGGCGCCGTGTGAAGGTGGTGCCACCCAAGTCGAAGTCAACGACGATGTCGGAAACGTCGACTCTCATCGGACTACCCTCGCGTTTGCGGATTCGGATCCAGCCTCAATCCAGGTGATCGACTGCCGAAGGTTCCCGCTTGCAATCAGTGGCCGAGAGCTGGCCTTGCCGAAACGGCGCTTACGCGCGTCGATGGTGGATTGCTTGAGCGGTGCAAAGTCTGCCGTGGTGAACTCGCGCTTGACTTCGCCGGCCGCCAGCGCCCCGAGTTGCCCCATGGCCTGGCTGACCGTCGATTCACCTTGCACCACGGCGCGAAGGTTCTTCTCGTTGAGCGCGCTAAACTTGGGCATGCCTCGGCGAATCCCGCCGCGAAGAAAAGAGCGCTCTGGGATGTTCTGCTCTGGTGAGCCGAATTCGTGAACTGCGGCGATCATCGCCATGGGGGTGCCGTCTTCTTCAGGCTTCGCGCCCACGGGAACGCCCACAAGAACGCTCTTGTTTGCGTCCTTCATGCGCTGGCGAAGCGCCTTCAGTCCAGGCAGCGCGCCGCCGCTAGACTTAACTGAGAACGACACGCTCGCCCCCAATCTGCATGCCACCAATCGTTGGCCGTTCGCCAGCGACAGTCATGCGCGTGAGCGTCCAGCGCGGCTCGGCGTCTGCCGGTGCTGTGTCCTTGACCTGCGTCTCGGTCACGGCCGGCGCGGGCGTCGGGATTGCCTGCGTCCTGTGATGATGCTTGCTCACCAAAGTACCTCGTCGAGTCCGTCGGCCGCCGCGAAGCTGCCCGCCGCAATGGTGCCGCCCAACCCGACCATGTCGCGCAGCTCGCAGTAGCGGCGCCCGTAGTCGGTCAAGAGGAACGTGTCGGAAAGCTGCTTGTTAAGTATCTGCGAATCAAACGAAGTCCCGACAGGGCCAACATGCTTCTCGGTTGTATTGCCGCCGTTCATCTGGACAATGCCCCTGGCCGCTCTGGCCTTGCTCACCACGATGCTGTGGGCAACGTAGCAAGAAAGGCCCTCCGAATACCAAGACCCCCAGCTCCCCACATCAAAGAATGGGGTCGCCGCGTTCAAGAACTTCTGAACGTAGTCACCCGTCAGCGCGGAGAATTCGCCGTCGGGAAACTGGGCCTGGAATTCGGAGGGCAGCACGGGGTTAGCTCTGTTGATCGGCCTTCAGGACGTTGTCCTGGTAGTAGATCGTCGAGGGGTATCGGACGTCGATTGGGCAGAAGCGGTAGCGACCGGGGACCACCACTTCATCATTGCGGGGCTGAGGAGCCAGGAAGGTCAGCGTCAGGGGCTGATGCATGATCAGGTATTCCGGGGACTTCGCGTAGTAGACCACGCGAGATGACACCTGACCGGCGGTGATGGCGGATCCGGAGTGCTTCAGAGCGCCAGCGTAGTTCAGCGAAGAACCCGCCGTGGTGATGGCGCTCCCCGTGGACTCGTCCTTGTCGGGAACGATGCCGTGAAATTGGATGTCGATGTTCCCTTGCAGCTTGCTCATGTTGTTCGCCTTGATGTAGGCGAGCAGGCTTTGCCCAACCGGCACGGTCACGCCGCTTCCAGTCGCGGAGAGGATTGTGTTGTTGAGCGCCGACAGTGCATCCATCGGGAGAGCGATGTCAGTCACCAGGGCGTTGGTACCCGATGCCGAGTACACCGCCGTGATGCCCAGATTGATGTCGGCCAGGATGGCGAGGGGCGACGTCGATGAGTTGTCCCAGTTGCCAGTTGGCGCGACCACGGGGGTAATCTTCGAGCTGGGCTGATTCCAGAACCCATAGAGCCCGTGGACGGTGTCACCGCGAAGCGCGATGTCCTGCATGTGGCGCTCGTAGCCGATCATCGCCGCCTTCATGCGGAAGTCGCTCAAGGGCTTCTTGAGCTGCTGCGATTCGATCAGCTCTTGGACGTTGTACTTGTAGCCGATCTTTCCGCCCTTGACCTCGATCAAGCGCCGGCCGAACTTGGCGTCGGCGAAAGGCATATCAGTTGCGTTGGCCGCAACGATCTGCCCCTTGCCGGTGCTCGTGTACTCTTCGGCCTGCACGCTGTCCGCCCACGGGGGAGCCTCGTAGGAGACGGGGATAAGGTCCTTGTAGACCACGGGGACGCGGAACTTCTCCAGCATCTTCGCCTCGGTGTAGGCGAGCTGGGAAATGTTCCACGAGAGGGGATCTGTCGAGTCGTAGGCGGCTCGCGTCCCGTCGAAGATGTACCCGAACGACTTCAGCGCGGCTTCGATTTGGTCGAAGCGGCTGGCGGCGTTGAGCGGGCGGCCATCTGCGGTGATGTGGTTGGTCAGTTCGACCATCCGGCCTTGCGGGTGGCCGTCGAACAGTCGCAGCGTGCGGCAGTCGACAGCGTAGCCCTTTGCGTCCTTTACCTGAGTTCTTGAGAGCAACATTTGCTGTGTCCTTTCCTTGCTGTGCCTGTTACGAGATGTATGGCGCGATGTCGCGACGGTAGACCGCCACAACGCCGAGCTGACCTTGGGACGTGGTGGTCTTCCACACGTGGCCCGGAACTGCGATGCGCGAACCGCTTGCGGTGCCGGCGGAGTCGCCTCCCACGTTGGTCGAGATGCCCGTCGAGGGCGAGTACGGGGTGACGAGCGCGATCACTTGATCGTTTTCGTTGACGTTCTCGGCCGCCATGCAAACAACGTCGCCAGTCTCGTAGACTGCGAACTCGTCGTTGGTCTTGTAGCCAACCAGCTTCGTGGACGGGTCAGCGCCGCGCTTGATTCTGCGCGAGCTGATGCCGACGGGACGAAGGTAGCCGGTCTGGAGCAACCCGGCGTTGTTGTCCGCGCCGGGGTACTTGGCGACGACCACGCCGAAGTCGACCATGCCAGCGGAGTCGAGTCCGTTGGTCGTTCCGACGTTGATGAACGTGCTCTTGGGGGCGTCGGTCTTGCCGTTCGCTTCCGCGCCGGGGAGCCCGATCTGCTGAACGTATCCGCCTACGGTATCGAGTAGAGATGCCATGTTCTTTGCCTTTCCTTTGAAGCCTTAGAGACGCTCAACCGGGCCGGTCGCCGTCCATGAAGTGGTGTTGCTGCCGAGGGCGCGTCCGACGGCTGCATCTTGGGCCGCGAGGGCGGCGTGCTTGGGGAGCGCCAGCAAGACTCCGAAGGTCGCCTTGACCTGGTCTTCCGTGGCCTTGTCGATGCCGGCGGCGCCGAACAGTTCGTCGGCAACGGCCTTGTTGGTGGCATCGCCACAAGCAACCGCGATGGCTGCCTTGCGGATGTCGTGCGAGCTGCCCTTGATGTCCAGCTCGGGCGCCAGCTTCTTGGCCGACTCAACCAGCGCGGCGCGGTCTGCGACGAGCGTGTCGATGTCGATGGCTTCCACCTTCGCCAGCTTGGCCTTGAGGGCGGTGATTTCTGTGTCATTGGCCGTGACCGACGCCTTGACGGCGGTCAGCTCGGCATCCTTGGCAGAAATCTTCGCCTTGTGCGTGTCGACGGCTTCGCTGAAGTCGGCGATCACTTGGTCGCGGTCTGCGGCCAGTTTCTTGACGTGGGTCTCGATGGCCTCGGCCGCTAGTTCGTCAATCTCGAACCGCGGCAGCCCATCCACTGCGATCTTACGTGTGCTCATGGTCTGCTCCTCTGTTTGGTTTTCACGGTCCGCGATTCGGCAAACAGGTCCGCCCCGCGGGACGTCGACGATGGCGACGTGATCCCCTAAAATTTCTCGCTGGTAGCCGTCGAAGCCTTCGCCCGGTGTCAGGTCGAGGTTGAAGCTATAGCCGCATGAAAGCGCGCCCTTGCCAGCGACTACCTTGCTGACCATGGCGCCGTCTTTGACGATGGACTTCCCGCCGAGCAGGTCGCCGTCGGCCTTGCTGACGTCGCGAACTTCGCCCTTGGACAGCTTCGCCCAGTTCTGCGCGTTCACGCCTCCGGACGGATGCCCATCGGTGATCGGCACGTTCTCGAAGCTGGCGACTGTCTCGGGGCGGAATACCTCGTCAGCCGTCCGCATGAGCCGCACCAGCGCGCGCGGGTCACCGTCAAGGCCAAGCTCGCCGCGGGTGTAGGTCTGCACGCCAGTCCGACCGATGATCGCGGGCGCGACGAGGTAGCCTTGCGGCGTGACCTCGCGCTTCGAGATCGTCGTGATGTCGTGGACCTGGCAGCGGGTGCTCATTACTTCTTGCCCTCGACTGCCGCATGCGCAGCTTGCTTGGCGTACGTCAACGCCTTCGCCAAATTGCCTGCTCTTTCGTGCCCCTCGCTTTGCTTAGCAAAATCCCTGGAACTTTCGCTGTCACTGCGCCTAGCGGCTTCTCTGTAATATTCGATTGCTTTCGTGGCTCTTCCCGCCACCTCGTGTTGCTTTCCTGTCTTCTGTAAATCCTTGAGTTCTTCCTTGCTGGCTCCAGTGACGGGAGAAAAGACTAGGTGCCCTTCGGCGTTTCGCTGACTACTTCCGCTCCCTTTGCCACCGCCGCCACCCCCGCTTCCCCCGCTTCCCCATTTCCCATCCGGGTCGCGTGGCTGGTCTGGGCTTCCGTCCAACGCCTTCACGATGCGCTTCGCGCCCTTGACGCCATCCCGAGCAAGTCGCTTGTAGAAGTTGATGTCCATGGTTACTTGCCCCAGCAATCCCCCGCCTTGTGGCAGGCCAGCGCGTCCTTGTAGGCGTCCTTGGCCTGCTCGTGTTCGCCGCGCGACTCGTGCAAGCGCCCGCGCTCTTCGTGAACAGACGCGGCCTGGTCGTGCTCGCCGGCTTCGCTGTGGGCCTTGGCGCGCCCGTTGAGTTCGCCGATGGCGCCCGCAAGCTGCGTGCTGGAATCGGAATCGTCCATCTCTTCGCCGGGCATCGAGCCGAAGTCGTCAGCGATGTGCTTCGCATTCGCGTTGCCGTCGGCTGCCAAGCGTCGGTAGAGTTCGGTATTCATGCTGCGATCTCCTCTTGCTGTTCGTTCGTGCCGAATCCGAGGGCCGCGTCGCCCATGTCGATAAATGGGATGGCCACGCACCTGCATAAAATCGGGGAGCCAGGGGTTGCCACTTCGTCGTCAACAATGGGCGGGTCGTCCCAGCTGAAAATCTTTCCATCAAGCTCCGCGTGCGACTCGCGGACGCGCTCGTCTTCCGACGTGGACCACTCAAACTTCTCGATCCCGACCTGCTGCTGTCGCTCTTGGTTGAAAGAGCTGTTCATCTTGCTGGTCTGGTCGCGCGCAATCAGCTTCGCGCGGTTCTCCGTGATGTCGCCGTCTCGCTGAATCTGGTCGACGAGCGATTCCCAGCGGACGCCGCCGGTCCAGCCCGCGGTAAGCGTCTCGGTCACGCGGCCGAAATACTTCTCGGGAATCGACTTGATGAGCGCGACGTTGTCCTTGGTCGCCGTCTTCATCGCTTGCAGGAGCGGGCCGTTCGCGTGGAGTAGGTGGCCGACGTCGACCCCGATGGCGCGCTTGATTTCGCGCGCGAGCCGGTCGTCCACGCTGTCACGGTTCGCTTCAACGGCGAGCCCGACCATGCGCTTGGTCCACTCGTCGAGACCGCCGAGCTTGCCCTTGGCAGAGCGAATGAATGCCTCGATGGAGTAGGGGAGGGAATCGCCCACCCGCACGCCGTCGGCGCTTGTGGGGCGAGGCCAGTGCGATTCGAGCGCGGCTAGCTGGCCGTCGACGATGGACTTGCACCGCGAAACGAGCTGGAGAATGCCAGATCGATATTTCAGCTCCGCAACGTGGTTTGGATGAATCGGGCGCAGCCTCTTCACCGGCCGGGCGTTACCGTGGCGCCGTTTGTGCCCGCGAGCACCGGCCGCCAGAATCGCAAGGTGAAGCGCCATGCTGTTGGCCCATAGTGCAGCGTATTGCTGTGGCCATACAAGCATTGCGGTGCCACGTTGGCACAATTGTTGCTAAGTAAAGTTTATGCGATAAAGTTTATTGACAATTCTCATGGTCTGCCTTCACTATGGCCACAGGCTCCTCATTCCCGAGGGCCTCGATAAAAGGAGACTCCGATGGCATTTGGAAAAAAGAACGAAGGACTTCAGCAAATCATCATCAAGGCCCCAAACTTCCAGGACGTGAGGTTGCTCGTAGTGGGGACATCCCCCTACGTCTGCAACAACATGACCCCCACGTCTGAGAATTCCATGCGCGAAGGCATGGGGGGCGGCGTCGACAAGGCGGCCAAGAAGAAGCGCCCACCCAAGGATTTCGATGGCGACTTCAAGGGCTCGCAGCATGTCGATGTGAAGGACGGGTGGGTCGGCATTCCCGCCGCTGCCATTCGCGCGGCGATGATTCGCGCATGCTCAACCTGCGGAGTCGAGATGACGAAAGCCAAGCAGTGTTTTTTCGTACAAGCCGACGGCATGGACGAGAAGGGGCGTCCGCTGGTCAAGATCACAAAGGGAAAGCCCGAGAAGTTCGAGTGCACGGTCAAGAACTCGAATGGCTCAACCGACATCCGCGCGCGCGCTCGGTTCAACACAGGATGGGAGGCAACATTGCGGATCTCTTTCGATGCCGATCAATTCTCAGCGTCCACAGTTGGCAACTTGATCCAGCGCGCCGGCATGAGTGTCGGCGTTGGAGCTGGTCGCCCGTTCTCATCCAACAGCGCCGGCTGTGGCTGGGGCACCTTCAGTTTGAAGAACCCTGACAAGAAAGACGCATCGGCTTCCAGCTAGGTCGGGAAGCGCGGGGCAAGGCAGGCGAAGCTAGGCGAGGCGAAGCGTAGCGAGGAGTGGCGCGGCGCGGACGGGCGAAGCAAGGCATGAGAGGTTCGGTCGGGCCAGGCGTGGCCAGGAGGGGCCGAGCATGGCTCGGCAAAGCAAGGCAAGCAAGGAACCAAGAAAGGACAATTTAGAATGGCAAAAGAATTGAAGGTAAAGGGCTACTCATGGCGACCCGGATCACAGCACAAGATCGAGCCGGAAGTGGCGGCAACAG